AAGTGACCCCGTGCAACGACGTGTCCGAGGCTCGGGGTGCCGTGGTGGACTTCGACTACTACGTACAGGAAGTTGAGAAACTTGTGAATGGATTGTCATGATTCAACTTTACCAAGGCGACTGTCTCGAAGTCATGCGGACACTGCCCGACGGGTGCGTGGACATGGTGTTGTGTGATCTGCCGTATGGGACGACACAGAACAAATGGGATTCGGTGATCCCGTTGGATCAGTTGTGGAATGAGTACCGGCGACTATGCAAGGGCGTCATGGTTTTTACTGCCACTCAACCGTTTTCGTCAGTTCTTGTTGCGAGCAATCTACCGCTTTTCAAGTACGAGTGGGTGTGGAGAAAGTCTCGCGTGACGGGGGTTCTCAATGCGAAGCGTCAACCGTTAAGGTGCCACGAGGTGGTGTTGGTTTTCTGTGATGGTGTATCGACATATAACGCACAGGGTTTGCAAATCAAGGGCACAGTAACACGACAGGGTGGGAATAGTGATAACTATGGTTCGCGTAGCTCTGCTAATTATATTCAGGAGTTCACTAATTGGCCCCGAAGTGTGTTGGATATTCCGAGTGTCGGCGGAACTGCCCACCCCACTCAGAAACCCGTGGCGCTAATGGAGTACATGATCCGCACCTACACCAAAGAGGGTGACGTGGTTCTGGACAACACCATGGGTTCGGGGACGACTGGTGTGGCGTGCGTGAACATGAGTCGTGGATTCATCGGCATCGAGCGTGACGAGGGTTACTTCAAGATCGCACAGGATCGCATCAACGCGACAACTCCGATACCGGAGTGGCTCAAATGACAGCACTCGACAAACAGGTGGCCGGTGACCACTACAAGAAACTCAAGATCCAGCCGATCGAGTACATCCACGCCAATAACATCCCGTTTGCCGAGGGGTGTGCAATCAAGTACCTGACCCGCTGGCGCGACAAGGGTGGGATCGCGGACCTTGAGAAGGCGAAGCACTTCATCGAGTTGCTGATCGAACTGGAGAAGAAAAATGAAACCCCAACTCGAAAAACAGATTGAGCGCAACGTCTGCGACTACGCCCACGAGGCTGGGCTGCTGGTCTACAAGTTCACCAGCCCCGCACGCGCCGCGGTCCCCGATCGCATGTTCGTGACCCCCAAGGGCACAGTGTTCTTCTGCGAGTTCAAGCGCGAGGGCATGAAGCCCACGCCCCAGCAGACCCGTGAGCACGACAGGCTCGGGGGTCACAGGGTCATGGTGTTCGTGGTGGACTCGGTGAAGGCTGGCCGGCTCATCGTGGACATGATGCGGGAGCAGTGATGAACGTACTTGTTGCCTGCGAGTACAGCGGTTCGGTGCGCGATGCCTTCACACGAGGGGGGCACTTCGCTATGTCATGTGACCTACTCGACACCGAGACCCCCGGGCTTCACTACAAAGGGGACGTGACCCATATTCTCAACGCTGGGTGGGACCTCATGATCGCGCACCCACCATGCACCCATCTCGCGGTCAGCGGGTCGAGGTGGTTCAAGGACAAGGTGCAGGAGCAAGCCGATGCTCTGGATTTCGTGCGTCTACTCATGGACGCACCGATCTCCCGCATCGCAATCGAGAACCCTGTGTCCATCATCAGCAGCAAGATTCGCAAGCCCGACCAAATCATTCAGCCGTGGCAGTTCGGGCATGGTGAAACTAAGGCCACTTGTCTGTGGCTCAAGGGTTTGCCGAAATTGACTCCGACCAATGTGGTCGATGGGCGCGAGGCCCGGGTGCATCGCATGCCTCCCGGACCTAACAGGGCACGGGAGCGCAGCAGGACGTATCAGGGGGTCGCCGAGGCCATGGCGCAACAGTGGGGTGGTCTATGCTAACCCCCGACCTCCTGCACGACTATCAGAAGCGTGCCGTCAACTTCCAGTGCTCCATGCCGACCACGATGCTCTGGCTCGACATGGGCCTTGGAAAGACCCCGATTACCCTCACCAGCATCGCGCACCTGTTGGCCACGGCCTACCTGCGCGGTGTGGTCATCGTCGCACCGATCCGCGTGATCCGACTGGTGTGGCGTCAAGAGGCCCTGAAGTGGTCCCACACCAAGCACCTGACGTTCTCGATGCTCACGGGCACCAAGGACCAGAGGACCAGGGCGCTACTACGCCCAGCGAACATCTACTTCGTGAATTACGAGAACCTGGGCTGGCTCGCGGAGGTTCTGCAGACCTACTTCATCAGCAAGAACCGACCGCTCCCGTTTGACGGCCTCGTGTGGGACGAAATATCAAAGTGTAAGAACAGCACAACTGATCGAGTTCGAGCCGTGTTCAACGGGCAGCGTAATCACAATGTCTTGGATCACTTCAAGTGGATCACCGGGCTCACGGGAACCCCTGCATCCAACGGGTACAAGGACCTGCATGGTCAGTACCTCGTGGTCGATAGGGGCAAGCGTCTGGGCACCAGCAAGACCGCGTTCATGACCGAGTGGTATCGCAAGATTCCCGACACCCGGACCCAGATTGCCTACGATGACACCACCGACCGAATCAAGCAGTTGATCGGGGACATCACCTTGGAGATGAGCGCGGAGGACTACAACAAGCTCCCGGACATCGTGGTCAACGACATCAACATCGAGATGCCCGAGAACCTGCGGACCATGTACGACCGTATGGAGCGCGAGTTCTTCATCCTGCTCGACAGTGGTAAGGAGGTCGAGATGTTCAACCAGGCGGCACTCACGAACAAGTGCCTCCAGTTCGCCAACGGCGCCATGTACCCGGTGGCCGGGATGCCCCTGTGGGAGCCGATCCACGACCTCAAACTGGAGGCGCTGGAGGAGATCATCGACGAGGCCCAAGGCCAACAGGTACTGTGCGCCTATGGGTACAGGTCTGATGCCGAGCGCATCATGAAGAAGTTCCACCACCTTCGCCCGATCAACCTGACCGAGTGCAAGTCGGAGGCGTCGCTTGTCAACGCCATGAGTCGGTGGGCCAGTGGAGACTGCCCCCTGATGATCGGACACCCAGCATCCATGGGCCATGGGATCGACGGCCTTCAGAAGCGTGGTCACACGATTGTGTGGTACGGGCTCAACTGGTCCCTGGACATGTACGACCAGATGAACGCACGCATCCGGCGTCAGGGTCAGGGGGCTCCGGTGATCTGCCACCGTATCCTGATGCTTGACACCTTGGATCAGGCTCAGGCGCTGGCACTGACCGAGAAGGCGTCGACTCAAGCGGGCCTGCGCAACGCCGTGAAGCAATACCGCTTGACACGCGGGATTTAATTGTTTTACACTGTTGCACATCACAACCACAGGAGAAGATGATGCGTGCCCTGATTGACCTGTTCCGAGTACCCAGCGCCAAGACCCTGGCGCAGCGGCAGATCGAGGAGTCCGAGCGCCAGTGGGTCAAGCACCTCGAAGCATCCGAGTACCACCAGGCCATGATGCGGTATCACACCGACGTGGTTCGGCAACTCAAGGCTCGGGAGGCGGCATGAACTACTGGTACATCGGCGCCCCGTGCGCCTTGGTCGCATGCCTGTGGCTCTGGGACATCTTCTCCCACGCACCCGAGGAACCCTTCGACAAGGACCTGAGCCGTGAGGATCAGGAAGCCGAGGCTCTCGGGGTCGTGGATTCCATGAAGGGTGAACTCGACTACATGCGAAAGGATGGGATGCTGTGAACTATGAACCACTGTACACCTTTGCCGAGAAACATCGGGTGCCTTACAACGAACTGTGCACCGCCCTGCGCGCAGCCCTTGCAGCGCCGCAGCCAGAGCCGGTGGCGTGGAAGTGCGCGAAGTGCGGCAACACCAGCGATTGCGAAGGCGTGACGGTAGGCGACAACTGGTGCAACTCTTGCGCTGTGTGCGGAGAAATGAAGCCGCTGTACGCCACAGCCCCACCCGCAGCGCCCGCCCCTGCCGTGCCAGAAGTCATGGCAGGCCCCATGCCGCCGATGAGCGAGGCCGATGAGAAGCGACTGAATGCGGCGTTGACGATAGTGTTTGACTTGGCATGCGGCCCTGCCGACCCCACGATGATGCAGGACGAGTTGGTAGCTGCCGCCGAAAGCATCGGCATGCGGTTTCCCGCCCCTGCTGTGCCCGACCTGAAGCACAAACCTACAGTGCAGCGCCTGATGGACTTGGCCCGCAAATTCCGATCCGCACCCGGAGACCTGTACGACGGTGCTTACAAGGAACTGCAGAGCGCCTGCTATGAGGCGCTGTCTGCCGCCCCTGCCGTGCGGGAGCCGCAGGACGAGCGCATCCGGTGGCGTGATGCCGTCATCAAGGAAGCTGAAAGCGCGTTGCGCACCGCCGAGCAGGAGTTTGCCGACATGCCAACATGGGC